AAACATTCGTGTACTTGCGTTAGAAAATAACATTTTTAGATTTCTAAATTTATCTTTCTTAACCGTTCCATTAATACAAATAACCTTGCCTTTAACGTTCAGCATATCACCATTATCAACGCTACGAATAACGCTTTCATAAGCGTCTGGCCAAATAGTTGAACTAATTATTGAGTTATTTGAGTCAATTTGAATACTGCACATAGTACCGTTTTTAATTTCGCGTTCAGTGAATGAAAGCAATTTGCCTGCTACGCAAACTTCTGTATTATCGGGTGTGATAAAAAAATCACTTTCGTTTACATACAAACGTTTCATTTTTTTATTTGGTAAAATACTTTCATAATCTATCTCGCCAAAACCAGTCAAGCGTTTTTGTTCCAAAATCCAAAATGAATTTGATGTAATTGCTTCTTCGGTATTATAATTATCGGGCAATGCCTTATCACCCTTGATATCTATAAGATATTTTTCAAGCAGAGTGCGTCTATCTCGCGGCTGATTAAGGTTTTCTAATATATCAAACGCACCAGCGATAATAAGCCATTTTACAACCGATTTATTTACCTTAGTAGGAACACGGCTCAAAAACTCTTCCAATGAAAAAAATTGACCACCCTCGTTCCTCGTATCCACGATACATTTTACCGCAACATCACCTATTCCCTTAATCTTATTCAAGGAATAGAATATACGATTATTATCAGCATCACACGTAAAATTAGTTTCAGAATAATTAATATCGGGTTGACGTATTTCAATATCGCAACCTATCTTTTTCATCTCAGACATACGATACGGAATTTCTGATTCGGCTGCGTATTGAAACGAAATAGTCCAAAATTCTAACGGATAATTAACCTTAAACCATTGACTCCAATAAGACATAAACGTATATGCCACTGCGTGTGATTTATTAAAAGAATATGCTGAGAAAGCGTTCATTTTGTCCCAGATAACTTTCGCTTCATCGGCAGGACAACCATTTTCCATCGCTCCTGCGATAAACGCATCGCCCAGCGCATTAAGTTCTTTCATCTTTTTCTTCTTAATGTACTTTCGTGCGTTTTCTGCCTCAATAAGCGATAAACCGCCAAGCGAGTGAATAATGGACATCATTTGTTCTTGATAAACAAGTAATGAATATGTTTCGCCAGTAATATTTTCTACGCCATAATCAAATTTTGGTTTTCGCTTTCCGTTTTTAATATCTGCAAATTGTTGATGCGCTTGACTCGCTATTGGTCCAGGTCGGAATAATGCGGTCATGGCAACCAAATCTGAAAATTCAGTAGGCTTAACCTGCTTACAATAATTCATTAGCGACATGGTACCAAACTGAAATACGTCTTCGCACCAGCCTTTACGGAAGAATCTAAACACTTCTTCATCGTCAAAAGGAATAGTGTTAACATCTATCGTTTCGTTTCGGTTCTTAGCTATCAAATTAATAATATCATGGAATTTGTCCAACTGAGATAATCCCAATACGTCTTCTTTTAAAAATAAAGAAGATTCAGTATATTTTCCTTCCCATTCTGATACTAATACACCGTCAATCATTTTAATAGGCATCCATTCATATATATTCATTGGCTTACCAGTTTCAGCTGATATCTTAGGCACGATAATAACAGCCGATGGGTGTACTGACGCTGCCTTGCACGCCAATAACGAATACTTAGTCATATGAACTATTTCGGGATAATCTTGAACAAACTTGAATAATGCCTTAGATTTTGATGCGTATTCAAATAGGTCTTGCCATGAATATTCTATTTGGTCGTCAATATCCTTAGTTATTTTGTTTGTATAATCAAACGGCAATCCTTTAACCTTAGCAAAGTCCTTAATGCATGTTTTCAACTTCATTCTCGTATAACTTCCAACACTACAAGAATAATCACGACCATATTTGTCTTTAATATATTCTTTTACTAAATCACGACCATATGGTTGATAGTCGGTATCGACGTCTGGGAGGTCTGTATAGAATGCTGATAATCTATGTTTTATAACTTTCATAACTTATCTATATCAATATCTAATTCATCATAATTAACGCTGCTACTTGCTTCAATCGTACTTCCGTCAACAAGGTGAATTTTATCGCCATCACGAAATGTTATTTCGCGACCATCTTCCAATGTTAAATGATAAGCGTGGTGAGCTGATACGCGCGCTGCGTTCAAAAAACGCTCGAAGTATAAAGAATATTTTAATGGGTCAACCTGAGTAATATCCAAGCAGTATGCTACCAAACTACCACAAACGCTACCACGCCCAGGACCAATCATTATATTCTTTCCCTTACACCAATTACATATATCCCATAATATTAAGAAGTAACTACAAAGGTCATTAGGAACAATCAATTCACATTCCGTTTTAATACGTTCTAAATATTTATCAATGTCGTCAACCTTGCCTACCAATTTACGGTTAATCCCTTTTTGCAGTTCGTCAAAAAACATTCCTTCTGGGTCGTCGACTTCAAACTTCGGAATTTTACGCTCAGAATTATTGATACGAAAATTAACGCTATCAGCCAACGCCACAGTGTTACTTATACCAGTAGTAATTACTTCAAATAGGGGTTCTACATCATCCAGCCATTCAGCATAAGAATTAATTATATCCGTCACACTCTTAAAATATTGGTCTTTTGCTTCTGGCGCCACTTTCCCTGATATCTTATGTAACATTGCCTTTAACGGCTGTTCTTCAGCGTCAAGATAGTAACTATCATTAATTACAATCGGTCGTAACGATTTACGAAAATAACGAATATAATTATCAATATTGGTTAAATGTTCACGGAATAATTGCTGCGATGAATATTCAACCGTATCTATCTGATAATATACTTTACTAAATACTTTTTTATATGTAGCGATGAGTTTCAATGCTTCTTTCCGTTCACCGCGCGATACTAAATAGTTAAATTCGCTCGTTTTAGACACTACGCAACAGATTCCTTTACCGTACTTATAAAGTACCTCGGCAGGAATAAAACCACTGTAATCTACGTTTATAGTCTTGGAAATAAGCAACAAGTTATGCCATCCTTCATCGGTAATAACATACAACTTTAATTCAAAGGTTTCTTGAAGTTCCTCATTCGCGTCATAATTTCGCGCTACGGTTACAGTCTCACCAATTATTGACTTTAATCCAAACTTTTCAGCATAGGTTTGAAATGATAACGATGAAGCAAGACTATTTTTATCACAGACTCCAATTGCCTTATGACCTAAAAATTTCGCTTTCTTGCACCATAAATCACAACCACCACTACCACTTAACATTTCGTATTCATCGTGAACACCGAGATGCACAAATTCCATTGCAGTAGGCTCCGAACAGCGACCCAAATATTTAAAGTCATTAAATTCGGGGTTGTATATTAATTCGTTGTAATTATTCTTACCGATTTTTATTCCTGAGTAATAAAATTTCCCGCCAAATTCAAAAAGTATGTAATCAACTTTCTTTTCGTCTAACACTTCCAATTCTTCATCTGTAAGTATAAACGAAAAATCTTCATCAATCAGTTTATTATCCTTTGGCTTAATATATAAAAACGTTCCAACTGTATCTACAATGACGGTGTCCAAACCGTCCACTTTAGATTCAGACACCGTCATTTTATTTTCATCAAGCCATTTAGTGAGACTTTCTGTCATAATGTTACGTTTTTTTGATTTACAATTTACCTAAATAACCCTGCTGTGGTTCTTTAAGTTTAGTCGCAAACCAATTGGCTGCTAAAATAGAAACGTCCCAACTCATCGACTCCTCGGATGCATTTTCTATTATAGCGTTTATAGCTTTTTCTGCTTCAAAAGTTTTAGAATCGCGATTAACGCTAATTGCAGCCTTGTATTTCAAATAAATTCTTAAATACTGGTAAACGGTATACAGATAATGAGAAAAACGCTCTAACGATTGGATTTCCTCTTTTTCTTCATCGGCACCTCTACTTATACGCTCCAGATTATCAATGATGATATTCAAATAATAATCTACCTCACGCAAACGATTTCCTGCTACTTCGTGATTGAAGTTGAAATCAATTCTACGTTCTGTTGCGCCAACCTCGGAATATAATTCATTACTTTCCGCATTCAACATCGTCTCCGCTATTTTATTCCAATCGTAAACATGAAGACTCTGAGAATTATGAGTTTGTGTACCTAATTCAATACCTAAACAAGCGGCAATGATTTCGGTCATAAAGCTAAACTGAAATACATTTGTAGGAAGACCCCAATGTAAATCATTACTGCGATTTTGCACCGTGGTTATCAGTTTACCATCGCGTATTTTTAGCATAACTATATCATTACACGGGATATCTTTAGTTTTAGTACCAAGGTCAAAATCGGGATTCCAAATAGATAAAACTACTTGACGAGTATTTGGATTATTATCAAGCATTTTAACGGCATCGGCAATTTGGTCATAACCTTGAGCGGCATGAAGATTTTCCTCATAAAATCTATCTTCACTACGAACACCCCAGTGACGCAAGCGAAAACCATATGGAGCATGAAAAACTTTACCATCGTCGCTAAAATTCTCCATATTCTTATTAAACAGAGTGAGAAATTTTACGTCTTTACGACCAACGAAAATCCACATTGCCTCGGCTAATAAAAAGAATGGATTAATATTGCGATTATAACCGCCTACCAATCTACGATACGGATTGGTGATAATGGTTTTAAAATCTAAGATTTCTTTTACATTACCATCGCGACATGATTCCCACTGCTTATTATTCAATAGATATTCGTTAATGATGGGATAAACCTGCGAAAAGGTTTCACACTTCGCTACTCCCAGCGAAGAATCAAATTGATAATTATTCACCATAATAATATTTTTATTTTCATTTTACTTCATTAGTAACTTTGTATTAAGAATTAAGGGGTGCTCACGCATCCCTTAATCCATTCGATAAATTCAATTATTTATGATTACATATGTGGTTATTTTTTGGCTTTCTTAGTTGCCTTTTTGGCTGTTTCTTTAGCAGCTACTTCTTTCTTAGCAGCCTTTTTAGTTTCGGTCTTGGCGGTTTTCTTTAGATTGTCTTCCATCTTCTTACGGTTCTCGCCCAAACGCTTGTCGATTTTAGCGACAGCGTCGGTAATAACATCCAGCACCTTTTCAATCACTTCCTTTGCCTCTTCCAGAGTGACGAGTTTAAGGAATGGTGCCTTAGTCCAACAGATTTCGTAGTCAATGCCGAGTTCGTCGAATTTTTCGGTTTGCTTAGCCATGGTTAGGAAGAAGACGTTACAAGTCACCTTGCCGTCAATTTGACGGGTCAGACTCTCGATTGTCAGCAGACCACGCTTGCTGTTCTTACCGACGTATTTCAGAGTACCACCGTTTGAAGACAACCAAGACATTTCGTAGCCTTCGCCAAATAGACTGAAGATGTCGTCCAGTACCTTACGGTCTTCCGGATTGTTTTTGGGGTCAAGTTTATTGCCGCGTTTTGACGGTTTCTTCACAGCGGTTTCCTTCTTCGTTGCTGCCTTCTTAGGCTCTGTTTTAGCAACTTTCTTAGGCTTGGATTGGAGTTTTACTTCGGGTTCCTCCTCATCGTCGGATTCCTCGTCGGTTTCGGGTTCTTCGTCTTCCTCTTCGTCGGGTTCCTCTTCGGGTTCTTCTTCCTCGGCTGCTTCTGCCTCTACCTCGGCTGCGAGAGCGTCTGCTTCTTCATCAGCATCCTCGATTTCAGTTTCGGGTTCTTCGTCTTCCTCTTCGTCGTCTTCGACTTCAGCGGCATCATCCAAAAAAGATTCAACCATTTCAATAAGAGTTTCAAGGCTCTCATCTTCCATGCCTTCGATGCCTTCTTTGTCGAGTTCTTTAAGTAACGACTTGCGAGCATCGTCTTCCGTTTTAGCGTTGATGCCGATTTTCTTCAGTTGCTTTGCTGTAGCAGCGTCCAATTTTTTTGCCATGATTTTACTGTTTTTAATTTTTACGATATTTTGTTTTGTTAATCTTCCATTTGATAAGATTGATAAACTCTTTGACCTTGCCGCAAGTCACTTCCGTATTTTTGGAGCAGATAACTTTTTTGCATCTCAATGATGTCAGCTGGACCAAACGGTTCATCGTCATTATCTTTAAGTTCTTTCTTTGCAAGTTTTTCTTGCTTTGTGGAGTAATAAACTTTGGCGAGAAAATTTGTTTTGTAACCTCGCAAATACAGACTGAAGATTGCGCGTTCTTTTCCAGTCAGACCTTCAAGTAGGTCTATCCCTCGAACTATAAATGTATTAGTGTCGGGATTGATTTGACTATCATCTTCTACGCCAAAGTCGTAATTGATTTCGTCGATTCTCACTTTGTAGTTCTCGCGACTTATATATTTCATAAAGTCACGCATCTTATTCCCGCATGCCGCTTCAAGATAAAAGCGAATATGTACTGGGCGCGATGCCTCACCTTTACGGTATTTCGCCCAACGTCTACCGTATGCTTTGATAGAAGTGAAGATTTTGAGTCTAAACTCCTGAACCAAGTCATCGAACTCGTAACTCAGTTCCTCGTATGAGAATATCTTGGCAGCGTACTTCTTTGCCAAATAGTCATACTTTAAGTAAATTCGTTCTGAAGGTTTCATGCGATGAATTTTTAGATTGGTTTATTAGATTACAATGAAGTCATAAGCATCGGAGCCAACACCCGCGTCTATGACCGCATAACCTTGGTCTTGCATTTGGGCTTTGTAAGCCATTGCCTCTTCCTCTTCTTTCCAATCAAAGAATTTCTCGTCTTTGTGATTTTCTTCGATGTACTCAAAGATTTCTTGCAGTTCGGGTGATACTTCTTCACCATAACGCCAGTCGTAGAATTTTGAAGCGTTTTGCTCAAAAACTTCGATGAAGTATTGTTTTTCCATTTTTTGAACAGTTTTTAGTTTTACAATTTTTGTTTACGATTTTGTCTTAGTTTCCTAAGAACACCATAAAGTTACTACGTTTTTCGCAAAGAAAAAAGAGTTTTACGAAAAAACTTTGGGAGATTTAATACTTTTTAACGTTTTACATAAAAATACCGCCTTTCTTCACAGAAAAGCGGCAAGAAAACAATAAAAAACTTACAATATTCTGCTGACTTCGTCTTTGTCGACCTTTATATATTCTTCACTCGTCGGGGAATATAAGGTGAGCTTGCCGTCTTCCCCTAATTGGTCTAATATGTATATCTCTCCTTTATAAGAGAATTCATTGCCGTTTGAATAATAATTCTCAATATCGATTTTTGTTAATTCAAACTTAGGCTTGCCATTGCGGTCAAAAAGTTCTGACCTGATTTCATTCAATTTAGTTTCCGAATTGAATATAGAGTTCAAATTGTTTCGCTGAGCAATAGCGTTAATTCTAACTTCTTTATATCCGCAAACCTTTGTCCAATATGCTTTATCCTTTCGGCTAAAATATATTTTGCGTCTAAAATCTGCTATCAGATATTCCTTTTGAACCTGCAAGAAATATTCAGCAACAGATAAATCACGCGTACTATTATTATTGTTCATAATTTTTCTTTTGTATTATTATATTTGGCTATCTTTTTAATTTACCAATTACATCTAAATTAAAGTTTGATATTGGTTTTATATCTGAAAAAACTTTGATAACCTCGTTTTGTGTACATTCATCTATATCTTTCTTAAAAGTACATACTGCCACGCTGGTATTAAAATAATGGTCTAATTCAATTCCGTATTGCTTAATTTCTCTCAAAGCATCAAAGTCCCAAGATAAAACTATATTACTAACATTTTTCGCTATCAACTTACGAATTTGAACGTCTGAAATTTTCTTACCAAACGTACATACACATTTTACTTCATCATTATTAATCAAACCAAGTTTCTTATCAACGGAAATTTTATCAAATACACCCTCAACGATAATCACCGTTTCTGTCTTATCCTTAATTATTTCATCATAACCATAAAGTAGACTTGCGAAGTCAGTATCAATACTATTATTATAGCGCAATTTATTAGCAGGCACTCGTTTGGATGCGTATCTGCCTAAATATCCTTTGACCTTTCCGTCATCGTATATTGGAAACAAAATATAATTTTGATATTTAAACACACTATGTGTTTCACCTATATTATAACGCTTACAGTCTGCTCGTGTTATACCACGTTCTTTTAAATAATTATTTGCTAAGCATCTTCTGAATCCAACTGGTAACTCACGGTCGGGCAATGGTTCTATTTTATCTTGTTCTTGCGCTAACTCATCCTCAAGCGTCTGGCGGATAGATTTAATTACATCAGTATATTCTACCGATTTATCGCCAATTAAATATAGCTTATCAAAGTGTTTGAGTAGTTTATAAATTGAACCATTAACACCGCATTTTTTACAATCAAACAATTGAGTTTTACGATTAATATACATATGGTTTTCTTTTCCGCAGAAAGGACAATCACAAATATATTGACCCGAACGAGTTTCCTTGTTCACCCTAATGATTGAACGCAAATCAATATCCGATATAGTGAAATTCTTCATTTTACTTCTTTTTTAAGAGTTTACCGCAATAAAAACAATAACAATTTAAGTCGCGGTGATTTTTCTTTCGTTTGCTCTCATATTTACACATCATCGGGGGTTTCACTGTACACCAATTAATAATTACATATGGCTTATGACCTCTGAAAAAGCATTTCAAACGTTTAAACCAATAACCAATATTAATTTTCATCTTCATCGTCAATGCATATTTGAGCTGTTCGTTTTCTATCTATAAACCTTGAACAACGGAAATTATTAGCTATACGAATAATTTGACGTCCAGCGTGCTCACGTGCTTTATCAATATAAATACGCATTAATTGATTACGACTTTCTTCAGTGGTACAATTCAAACTGAAAAATACGTCAACTGGGCGAACAACGTTCTTTGCTTCGTTAATATTGTGACGGCTAATTACAAATTCTGGGTCATTGCGTTCTTCGAGACTCAAATCATTACATTGAGTAGCTGTCCAGACTACCGCATTGAATTCCATCGCCAATGATTTCATTCCACGCGAAAGTTTTTCACGTCGGAAACGTTCTTCTTTTTGTGAATAACGAATCCCATCGCCTACCTCTAATAACTCTAAATAGTCGACAATAATAACATCTATTTTACCAAATTTCTTTTCAAGTTCTTTACAAACTTTTCTAACATCAATCAAACTCTTACCACCCCATTCTTCGCAAGCATCAACGTAAATATCCGATTTCTTCATTTTATTTACGATTTTCTTTAGAGCGTCAAGTTTCTTTTGAGATACTTCGCCTGTTTTCATGTCGTGATATGAAGTACCTGTCCAAGCCGCATCATAACGATTCATACATTGTTCCTTCGTACCCTCTAATTGAAAATGCACAACGCGATAACCTTGACGAGCAGCCGATATTCCCAAATGAATTAGACACTGAGATTTACCACTACCAGAGTCACCGATTATCAAGCCATACTCGCCACTTTCCATACCACCAGTTCCGCTATTTTGACCACCTAAAATATAATCGAGTTCATCAATCATGGTTGCGACCTTAAAACGAAAATTATAATCCGACGATTTGCGTTGAGCCATACGCTTACTAAATCCAGCAAACACGCTTTCAAACGAACCATCAATAATAGAAAATTTGCTCATTTCGTCGGCTAACTTAATAAACAAACTATATGCCTCCTCTTTATCACCTCTATTGTAAGCATTAGCAAGTTTATCATTACCATCAAGAAACATCATCTGGCGTAAATATTCTTGAAAAGTGCCGATAATGGAGTTATGACCGTTTGGAGTGTCGTCTACTTCAATATCGCCTATATCGGCAAGCAATTCCAGAACAGCGTCATCCTTAATGAAGGCTTGTTGAAGTTGACCGACCGTAGCAACACGACCAGTTTTATCAAAATTTCGGAACAACCATTGAACCATTTTCTTCTCTTCCTCACGCTGAAGATAAGAAAATTTCATATATGATTTTACTACTTCAAAAGTAGTTCTATTTGTTAACGAATAGGCAAGTAGTTCGGTAATAAAATTGCTCGCAAGTCTATCACTTATCATAACCACGTAATTTATAAATTTTTGGGTAATTACTTTTTAAAATTTCTTTACATTCGACTTTATAAGTACACGCTGCACATAATGCGCTGTGATGAAAATATAGCGTAGTATTCGCAATGCACCATTCCAACCCACGCTTTCTGTTATGATACTGTTGTTTAAATTTTTCCTCTACAGGTCGCAACTTCAAATAAACCGTTTTTAAAAGTGACGTCACTTTATCGGTTTTGATATCATAATCAGTTTTCAAATATTTTCGCACTATTCTCGCATTCTTCTCTGCTCCCAAGGCATTCCAACGCTTTATAGCAGATAATCCAAATACCCAAGAAAATCTTACGTTTTGTCTTTGACTTTCGGTCATATCTGAATTAAACCATGATTGAATACCGTACTGAGCGAATGACTTAATGAAGTCTTCTCCTATATAAATGTCTTTATAATAATCGACGAAACGATTCCACGCATTCACGTCAGCATCATTGCATCTATATCCAACCTTACGATATTGAACCTGTTTCAATAATGCAACGAATATATCAACAGCATAACGATATAATACACGTTTTTTAGGAATAATCATAAACAAAACCACTTTTTAATCCAATTTTCAAGAGTTTCAAAGCAAGTTTCGGAAGAAGTGTCGAGTATACCAACATTTTCCTCACCGATACTTTCAATATAAGTATTTAACCTTGCCTCACTGTGCTCCGAAAAATAAGCGTCGTAAACGTCAACAAAATCAATTATCAAACTACGATTCTTTTCTCGCGTCACGCCCAGCACACGTCCCTTTCGTTGAATTGTAGTGGCTGCTTCCTTATTATTATCGCAAACTAATAACACCTCAACATCGGGCAGCGTCACACCTTTTTTAAATATATCCGATGATAATAATATACCTCCGTGTGGATTATCTAATAATTCGCGCTTACGCTGCTCTCTAACGACGGTTTTATCGCGCCCACTGATAAACGGTAATTTAGACATTTCAGCGATTGCCTCGCCATGCTCTACGCTTTGAAATAATAATAGTGTTTTTAATTCCAAACGTTTGACTATATCTATAACTTTCAAAATATAACGATTACGAACATCAGAGTTGAAAATCAAATGTTGACGTAAATTTTGATAATCATCGTCTTCAAAATTGTATAGTAATTCATTATGGTCAACCAATAGTTCAAATACACGATAATCCGAAAGCACCCCACGCTCTCTTAATGTTTTTTCAGAAATACGATAAATTATATCGCCACTCCATTCTTGAAGTTTTAGATTCTCCAATTCCGTTTCGCTACGATACGGTGTGGCTGATAAACATAGCGTATAATCTAAATTCTTACATTTGCGATATATTTTTAGCTTACTTTTAGAACAATTATCATGTATTTCATCGACACATAAAAATTGAAGTTCTTTAAGATAATTTTGTAAACCACGTTTTTTCGCTTTATCGGCACATGAGTTAGATAACGTTCGCTGAATAGTTTGAATCATCGCTACGGTCACTCTATGCGTGGTATCGACTTTGCCTGCGCGTATCTCTCCGACCTCTATACCTCCGTATGCTGTAAAAAACTCTTTGATATCATTAACAGCCTGAGAGAATAGCGTAACATTATCCACACAAAACATAAAATTACCTTTTTCTTTAGCTAAGAATATACGGCAAATTTCTGAGGCAATAAATGTTTTGCCACCACGTGTAGGCACTACAATGATTCCAAAGCGACGTTTATAGAATGCCTCAACCGCATGCCGCTGATGGATATAATTTCCCGACATTCGGCTATCAATTTCCATATTGATAGGCTCGTATTCATAATCGCTTAACTGATACTTGATTCCGTTATCCTCTAAAAACCTAATGATGTTCGTAAGCATACCCAGCCCAAACGTCATATTAGTTTTATTAAAAAATTCAATAGTTCGATTCTTTGATATAGGATTGGGGTTTGGGAAAGTTAATGCTTTCGCTATTTTCTTAATACCCTGATTATCAGATAAACGAAATGAATACGTATGATTATTAATTCTTTCTATTATAACTTTCATATATATGATAACTCTGGGTCATATTATTCTTATATCATTTATTTTTATGATAAAAGTTTATTTATCCATTAGGATAAGTATATTTGTATTTAATTTTATTCGTTTCTTCGCGTCTTACGCCATTATCTACGCAAACGATATAGACGCATTGCTTGAACGGTTTATATCGTTTAAACGTTTCAAATAAATTATAATAACCACTTTTCATAATACGCGGACTGCTTCCGTATAACTTACAAAAAAGTTTAGTACATTGCTCATCCGTATAAAGCGATGTTTCGGGTTTGTAGATGCCGCGCCAATTCTTTACTCTCTCGCATTTTGAATAAAGAGTGCGCTCAATCTGAGTTTTATTATACACTCTCATCGCTGAGAGTAAAAGAATTGGCTCAATAGCATCCATTATTCGTTTTCTTTAGGCAGTTCGGGAATTGGCATCCAATGAGTGATAACCTCGGTCATAATCGGGTTCGTCCAAATTGTATCTAACTCACCAGTTTCTTCATTACGATATTCACATAGATTCGCTATTCGCATATCTCTATATCCATTGGGGCGAAGTGATACTACTATTACCCTGCGTCCCAATTCGGGAAGTTCGTTTTCAACTTTATGCCATTTGCTTTCGAAATGAGTATCTACTAATTTTCTGTTATCAGTTTGCTCTTGGCTTTTGTAAAATATTTCATTCAACTTATCTGATAAATCAGCTCGTTCTTTATCATTTAGACGTTCAACTATTCGCCTAAATGTTTCATTTTGAGGATTATTCATTATTAAATATTTTTAAGTCGTTTATTTTGATACGCAACTGCTTTAGCTCGTACTTTTTCGTCTTGCTTTATACGGATGTGGGCTACCATATTCAAAATTGTTTTTCTTCGCTCGGAATAGAGCTGTTGTATGGCTTTATCGTAGCTAAATGTCTCCCAATATTCATTCGGATGATTATAATCACCATACGTTGTAAGGTAAAATGGTTTTCGTCTATTCTTGTATCTAAAAAACCATTTTTCGGAATATGCGCGGATACGATACGAACCACTACGCTGAAATTCAAGTTTCAGCATTTTAAATACTCGTTTTCGAAATTTGCGTAGAAGTTTAATTTTCATCTTACTTATTAATTAAGATTCTGGTGTGTTGTCGATAAGTTCGGGATTGTCGTAGATGTTGCCGATGACGCGTAATTTATATTCCTTTACCATTACGCTTGATAATCCTACAACCGCACCTGAATTATTTAACGCAAAAGCCAACTCATCAGTGTCCCAGAACACAACGTCAAAGGTTGGGTGCTCATACTTAGAGGTCAGAATATCACCCTCGTAGATTTCCTTGCCCTCTATATCAAGTAAACCAGTAAATTGACCAACGGTTCGGGGTTCAATAAATTGACTATTTTCCAATTCGTCTATGATATAGTATTCAGTTTGGTTTTGTGCCTTAATTTTTTCAAGGCTACCATAATACCATTCGTTAGAGACCTTTGAACGACCACGAAATTTAATTATTCTCATTTTTATTCTATAATTTGAATTTTGACTTTCTTAGGAGAGTTATCAAAATTCAATTCGGGGAATAAATTATGCGGTATGCGTCCAATAAAATCTGAAGAGATAACACCACACCAGCTACCATCAATCGATTGAGGCTTTTCGCGATATATATATAACGATTGCTTATCATATTTATCTTGAGCGATATAACCCACGAAAGCATTATCTTTAACTTCTTCTTCTTTTGTTGCCGTTTCTTTTGCTTTTTCAAACTTAGTACACCACTGAGCATCCATTTCCGCTAATTTAGCAGAAATTGCTTCCTCGGTATCTTCACACTCGAACAATTGTGAGTCCTCGCACATAGTATTTGCATAAGCGTCCAACTGTTCACTGCGTGATTTATATTTTCTTACTCTACGAAATTCTACGGGATATTCGGGGAGTTTATCATACTCTTCATCCATTCTATCCATGAACTGAGATTTATGATACGGCAGATACAGGCAGTATGCCATAGCGTTGGTTGTTTCTTCTTTGTTAATCTTTTCCATCGTTATTTAGAGATTTTCTTACTGTTAATGATAAACGTAAT